CCAGCAGTACTAGTTCACCAGTTTGCTGTCCGCGGTGGAGCGCCGCGCGGCAGATCCCGCGCCGCAGCCGCCCGCCGCGCCCGTCGTCAACATCCACCAGGCGCCCATCACCCTGCACCCGGCCGAAGTGCGCGTCACCGTGCCCGAGACCACCGTCAACGTCGAAGCCGTCATGCCCACGCCCACGGTGGAGGTGCGCAACGAAATCGCCGCCCAGCCCGCGCCCGTGGTCAACGTCACCAACGAAGTGCAGCCCGCATTGGTAGAAGTCGGCGTCACCGCCACCTTGCCCGCGCGCACCAGCGAGACCGTCATCGAGCGCGATGCGCGCGGCAACATCGTACGCAGCACCAGCACCGAGCGCAACGCCTGATCCACCACCTTGTAAAGGCACCCATGTCCCTCTCCAACACCACCGAAATTGCCGCCCTGGCCATGTTCCTGCAAGGCACCGATCCGGCCTACCGCGCCGGCGCCACGCAATACCTGGCCCTGTTCACCGCAGACCCGGCGGAAGGCGCCTCGCTGGCCGCTGAAGCCGACTACACCGGCTACGCCCGTGTCGCGCTCACCAAGGCCACCGCCTGGACGGGTGGCGGCAACCCGTTCACCAACGCCGCGCTGATCCAGTTCGGCGCCTGCACCGCCGGCACCAACGCGCTGACCCACTTCGCCGTGGTCGATACCGCCTCTGGCGCTGTCTCAATGATGATCTCCGGCGCCCTGAGCGCCACGCTGAACGTGAGCGCCGGCATTCAGCCGCAGTTCGCAGCGGGCGCCCTGAGCGTATCGGCGGACTGATCCTGTGGCCGGCTTCGCCAACGCCCGCAAGCTGGCTGACGCTGAATCCGCCGGCCAGTACCTGTACGCCAGCTTCCGCAAGCAGGCCACGCAGACCACGGGCGCGGGCATCTGGTTCGACCTGAGTATGTCGCCCGGCAACCCGGCGCCCAACTATTACATCGGGTCGCCCAACGTCTTCGTGCCACTCAAGCAGAGCACCGACGGCGGGCTGCGCCACGGAGGTGGCGTGAACGCAGCCGGACAAAAGAAGTTCCTGCGCAAGCTGATGGCCATGACACCCACCGCTGCCGCGGCGCCACTGGCGTGCAAGCTGCTGGACTACATCGGCTTCTACGGCTTCATCGACGAGTCCGTGCTGGACGAGCAGGCCATGGACAACACCACCCCGCTGCCACGCCATGTGGCGGGCGCCGGCGTGCAACTGATGCCCGTCGTGGTGGCCGGGCAGACTGGCGGGCAGACCTTTACCGTCAACTACACCAACCAGGACGGTGTGGCCGGGCGCATCACGCCCGCTGTCACCATGTCCACCCAGTTCGTCAACGGCACCATCCTGCACAGCCTGGGCGCGGGCGCGGCTTATGCCAACAACGGCCCGTTCCTGCCGCTTCAACGCGGAGACTCGGGCGTGCGCTCGGTGCAGAGCGTCACCATCGGAGGCGTGGGCGATGTGGGCCTGTTCGCGCTGGTGCTGGTCAAGCCGCTGGCCACCTTCAGCCTGTTCGGCATCGATGCGGCCACCGAGGTGGACTACTTCACCGATATGGCGGCCATGCCCGAAATCGTGGACGACGCCTATCTCAACTTCATCGCGCTGCCCAACGGCACGCTCTCCGGCGCGCCCATCCATGGCGTGATCGAAACCACCTGGGGCTAAACATCATGAGCGGATTCTCAAGTCAAGACAGCATCATCAACGCCCTGAGCGTGCTCGGCCAGGGCTACCGCGCCGACTGGCAGAAAAGCAGCTTCGGCACCACCGCCCACACCGCCGGCCTGTGGTACAGCCTGTTCCGCGGCGGCGGCAACCCGGCGGCCGACACCATCCTGGGCACCGGCACCAACCTCGCGTTCCAGGCCCTCACCGACACCACGGCGGGCGCCACCGGCATCCCCCACGGCGGCAACGTGGCCGGCGGGTTCAAAGTGTTGCTCAACGCGGCGGCCCAGACCGCAGCCGCCACCACCGCGCCCTGCGTCTTGATGCTGGTCGACCTGCTGGGCTTCTACCCCATCACCAGCGTCACCACCACGGGCGACCAAGCCCTGAACAACACCGTCACCCTGCCGCGCTACACCGACGGCGCGGGGGTGCAGGCCTTCCTGACGCCATCCACCGTCATGGGCGCGGCCACCCCGAACATCCGTCTGACATACACCGACAGCGCGGGTAACGCCGGCAACCTCACCCCCGCCACCCTGCCCATCGGCAACACGGCGGCAGCCGTCACCAGCATCGTCTACAGCGGCACCGGCGCGGGCAAGTACGGACCCTTCATGCCGCTGGCCATCGGGGATGCCGGCATCCGGTCGGTGCAGCAGTTCAACCTGTCCGCCTCCTACGTTTCGGGCGTGCTGAACCTGGTTCTGTGCAAGCCGCTTCTGACGCTGCCGATCACCACGCTGGGCGTGACCGCTGAGCGCGATCTGGTCAACCAGTTCGCCTCGATGCCCAAGATTTACGACGGCGCCTGCCTGGCCTGGCTGATGCTGGCCGGTGCGGCAACCCCAGTGGCATCACCCCTGAGCGGCCATCTGGAATTTGGCTGGACCTGAAATGGCCCTGCACGGCAACCGATCCGTCCTGCACAAGTCGCCGGGTCGTTTCCTGAACGGCGGGTCGGGCATCATGCGCTCGGCCTTCAACAAGCACGGGATGCAGCGCAACGCCTTCCAGGCGTACAGCCCACTCAGCGCCACGCCCTACGGCCACCTGTCGCCCAGCGCCTGGGTGCTGCCCAAGACGGCTGGCGGGATGAGCAGCCAGAACGTCACGCGCATCGACCTGAGCGGCGCTGGCTCCATCGTCGGCGGGGTCACATCGCCGGGTAGCGCGGCGCTGGTCTTCGTCGTGGCAGACGCGGCAGGACAACTGATTTCGAGTGGCGAAGGCGCGGCCTCATTTACCTTCTCCACCAACACGCCACTGCTGACCGCTTCGCTGGGCGCCATCGGGGCAGCCGCGTTCACCCTGTCGGGTGCTGGCGCCATCGGGGCCGAAGCCAGCGCCAGCGGAGCTGCCTCCTTGGTGTTCTCGATGGCTGCAACCATCCTCCCAGCGAACGACACGCCGCCGGCCCGATCTGCAGCGGCCAGCTTCGCCATCACCGGCGCGCTCACGCCCTACGCCATCGGCTCCATGGTCGGCAGCACGGTGGACGCCAGCGTGCTCACCAGCGACGTGATCGCCGGCGCCGTGTGGTCGTCCCTCGCTTCGCAGTTCAACGACACCGGCACCATGGGCGCCAAGCTCAACAGCGCGGCCAGCGGCGGCGTGGACTACGCCAGCATGGCCGACGCCGTGCGTACCGAGCTGCAGGCCGAGCTGCTGCGCATCAGCGAGCTCGCCCAGGTGCATGGCCTGGTCGTCGGCACCGACCTGGTCGTCACCCCCACCAGCCGCACCGCCGGAAGCGTGGTGCAAACCATCACCGGCGACGGCACCACCACCACCGTCAGCCGCGCGCCATGAACCCGCTGGCCATCGCCATTCAAGGCCTGGGGTTCGACGCCGCCATGGTGGCCCTGCAAGGCATGCTGGCCCTGGTCGTGCAAGAGATCGCGCAGATGCAATCGGCCGCCGGCGGCGGCATGAAGACCCGCCGCCGCATCAAGACCGTGCCCCTGTGGCAGCCCGAACTGCCCGCCGAAGATGACGACGGCCTGCTGCTCGCGCTGGGCATCCTCAAATAGTGTCAAATTTCCTGAAAATGGCACGCGCAAAGGCGAATCATTCGCCGCATGCAGCCAACGCAGACCCGTTTTCTCCCCACGCAGCAGCGCGCCGCCACGGTGGCGCCGTCCACCTTCAACGCCGAAGCGCGCACCGTCGAAGTCGTCTGGACCACCGGAGCCCGTGGCCGCCGATTCGACTTCTGGAGCGGTCAGGTCTACGAGGAAGAGCTGGTCGTCAGCACCGACGCCGTGGATCTCTCCCGCCTCAACAACGGCCAGGCCCCCGTGCTCAACACCCACGCCGCCTACGACCTGTCCAGCCAGATCGGTGTGGTCGATCGCGCCTGGATCGACGGCGCCGAAGGCCGCGCCACCGTGCGCCTGTCCGATCGTGACGACATCGCCGGCCTGGTGCGTGACATCGAGAGCGGCATCGTCAAGAACATCAGCGTGGGCTACAACGTCCGCAAGTACGAAATCATCAGCGCCGCCAACCGCACCGATGGCGGCACCCTGCCGCTGTACCGCGCCGTGGACTGGATGCCGGCAGAACTCAGCTTCGTCCCCATCCCCTTTGACGCCGCCACCGGCACCCGCGCCGCCACCAGCGCCGAGCGCGGCGCCGAGTGTGAATTCGTCATCCCCCAGGCCACCGCGCCTGCCGCAACCCAGCAAACGCCCACGGTGGGCGCAACCGCCGAAACCCCAACTGAAAAAGGACGCTCCATGTCTGACGAAACCCTCGCCGCAGGCGGCACCACCGCGCCGGCACAACCCACGCAACCTGTCACCGCCGTGCAGACGCCTGCACAGGCCCCCGCCACCGACACCCGCGCCGCCGACATCGCCGACCTGTGCGCCCGCCACGGCGTGCCGCAGCTCGCCGCCGGCATGATCCGCGCCGGCACCAGCACCGCCGACGCCGGCCTGCAGGTCCTGGCCGAGCTCGCCCGGCGCGACGCCGCCTCGGGTGGCCACCGCAACGTCACCCCGCGCGTCGAAACCGTGCAGGACGAAATGCAAGTGCGCCTGGCCGGCATCGAGCAGGCCATCCTGCACCGCGTCAGCGTCGGCACCCAGCTCGACGACAACGGCCGGCGCTTCCGTGGCCTGAGCCTGATCGAAATGGGCCGCGACTTCCTCGAAGCCCATGGCCAGAACACGCGCGGCCTTGACCGCATGACCCTGGCCAGCCGCATGCTGCACTTCCGCTCGGGCGGCCCCATGGGCACCAGCGACTTCTCCAGCCTGTTCGCCAACGTCGCCAACAAGCGCCTGCGCCAGGCCTATGACGAAAACGCCGGCACCTACGCCCTGTGGGCGCGCCGCGCGCCCAACGCGCCCGACTTCAAATCCATGAGCATCGTGCAGCTGGCCGGCGCCCCTGATCTGCTGCAGACCAACGAAGCCGGCGAATTCAAGTACGGCGCCATGACCGACGGCGCCGAGTCCTACGCCGTTCTGACGTATGGCCGCATCGTCTCGCT